CGGGTAAACTTGGGGGCTTAGGCCTAGGCATGGTAGGAGGTATGGCTGGAGATATGGCGGCTGATTATTTCGGTAGAGATACAGCAGCAGGCAAAAGCGCCGATATATTAGGAACAGCGGCTAGTTTTGCCGGCATGGGCGCATTACTAGGTCCTATGGGAGCACTGGCAGGCGGTGTATTGGGAGCAGGTTACGGAGCATATAAAAACTTTTTTGCAGACCAAACTCCTCAAATGGCCGATGGTGGTATTGTAAAACAACGTACTCTAGCAACTGTAGGTGAATCCGGTGCAGAGGCTATTATACCTTTAACGAATAATACTCTTCCGGGAATTATTGAGTTAAATAGTACTATGAACGAAATTCTCCGATATATGAAAGATACGGCAGATAACACCAGAAGAAATGCAGATGCAACTGCTAATTTAAGCGGTGATTTGTTTACTTAAAAGGATAGTTTGAATGTCATGGCGTAAATATTTCACCCCTGTTAACACTTCAGGAGCATTAAGCCCGATTAGCGGATCCTTAGCTGGATCTTCTACAGCTAGTCCTACGCACAGAAATTATTCTAGCTATCTTCCTGATGTCTATTCTGGGCATCCTAATCGTTTAGAACGCTATGGCCAATACGATACTATGGATTCGGACAGTGAAGTAAATGCGGCTCTAGATATCCTTGCAGAATTCTGCTCACAACACAACGAAGAAAACGGAACTCCTTTTAGAGTCTTTTTTAAAGAGCAGGCAACATCAACTGAAATAAAAATAATTAGGCAGTTGATGCAGCAATGGTCTAAGTTAAACAAATTTAATATTCGTATTCACAAAATTGTACGTAATGCTTTTAAGTATGGTGATGTATTTTTTGTTAGAGATCCTGAAACACAGGCATGGATGTATGTAGATCCTGCTAAAGTTGACCGCATTATTGTCAACGAATCTGAAGGCAAAAAGCCTGAACAATATCATGTGAGAGATTTTAATCCTAATTTAGAGACATTGGCTACTACACAGATAAATCCTAGCAACGTTGCTGGCGGTGGCAGTCAATACGCTAGTGGATACGCTGGTAATAATGCAGGCGTGGGCATGAGCCGAGGAATGACAGGTTCGTATCCTACTAATCTTACAGCAAGTAGATTTCAAAAGACTGAAAATCAATATGCTATCGATGCAAAACATGTAATTCATGTATCTATGAGCGAGGGGTTAGATAACAACTATCCTTTTGGAACGAGTTTATTGGAAAGTATTTTCAAAGTTTATAAACAAAAAGAACTATTAGAAGATGCAATTTTAATATATCGTATACAACGTGCTCCAGAACGTCGTGTATTTTACATCGATGTAGGTAACATGCCCAGTCATTTGGCAATGGGATTTGTTGAACGTGTTAAGAATGAAGTCAATCAACGTCGTATTCCTTCTGTAACAGGCGGAAGTCAAAGTGTTATAGATGCAGGATACAATCCTTTATCAATCAACGAAGATTATTTTTTCCCACAAACAGCAGAAGGACGAGGTAGTAAGGTAGAAGTATTACCTGGTGGGACTAATTTAGGAGAGATTGATGATCTCAAATACTTTACCAATAAGTTATTCCGTGCTTTACGCATACCTAGCAGCTACCTACCAACAGGCCCTGATGACGGAGGAAGTAATTTCAATGACGGAAGAGTTGGCACAGCCTATATACAGGAACTTAGATTTAACAAATATTGTGAACGACTACAATCTTTGATGAATGAGCAGTTTGATCTTGAATTTAAAGCATACTTACACAATAAAGGCATCAATGTAGACGCAAGTATATTTGAAATCAAATTTAATCCTCCACAAAACTTTGCTAGTTATCGTCAAGCTGAAATGGACGGACTTAGAATGAATGTATTTGCTAACGTAAGTCAGATTCCTTTTCTATCTAAGAGATTTGTATTGAAGCGTTTCTTAGGATTGACAACAGAAGAAGTTGCTGAAAACGAAAAATTGTGGCGTGAAGAAAACATAGATGAAGATGTAGAATTAGGTGCAGGGGCAGAATTACGTGCTGCTGGCATTACATCAGCAGGGCTTAGTTCAGATATAGGGGCGATATCTGGCGCTACAACTCCGCCTACACCTGCTCCTGGAGCAGAAGCAGGCGCACCAGCAGGTTCAGCACCTCCTGGAACACCGCCTCCAGCATAAATATTGACATGTTTTTAAGAGAATTCATTTATTTTGATCGTAAACATCTAGAGATGAAAGACGATTTAAGATACGACTCTGATAGAGATGTAGGTGTTATGTTTCCTGATGATCTACGTAAGCACAGCAGATTAACGCTTAGAATGATCAACGAAGTTCGCAAGGCAGGCGAAGCTAGAGAAAAAGAACGCAGAGAAGATTTGGCTTTAGTAAGAAAAATGTATGCTGCTCCACCTCTCGAAGCAGCAATGCAATAAGATCTTAATCTATTTTTTAACGAAATAGGCTAGATTTCACACACATTAGGTCATAAAACAGACCGTTTTTGGCCTATTTCGTGCGCCTTTAAAAAAACCCAATTAAATAACACACATTGCCTTGCCGCGAACAAATAAGGAGATAACCCGACATGACAAAGTTTGAACAACTATTAGACTACATTGTCAATGAAGAACATGACAAAGCTAACGAGCTATTTCATGAAATCGTTGTAGAAAAGTCTAGAGAAATTTATGAGAACCTTATAGCTGAAGAAGCTGAAGAATCCGACGAAGAAGAAATGGATGAAGCAGCTGATGAGGATATGGATGAGTCTGCTGATGAGGATATGGATGAGTCTGCTGATGAGGATATGGATGAGTCTGCTGATGAAGAAGCCGACGAAAGCATGGATCTAGAAGATAGTTACATGATGGACGGTGACGATGACATGGGTGGAGAACCTGGTGGTTTAGAAAAGACAGACGACCTAGAAAGTGATATCGCTGCTGATGAAGAAGATGTTGAATTTAATGTCAGAGACGCTATTGAAAAACTTGAAGCCGCTCTAGCAGCAATGAACGGTGAAGGTGGCGACGATATGGGTGACATGGGCGACGATATGGGTGACATGGGCACGGATATGCCTAAAGAAGATGACATGATGGGCGTTCCAGCTTTTGAAGGTCGTCGTATGACACGTGAATATCGTGAAAAAGTAGGCAACGATTGGGAAAAGAATAGTCAAAAATCACAAGGCCAGTATGTTGGTGCAGGCACAGGTGACAAAGAAGGCGCCCCTGTAGAAGGCCGTAGTCCAATCGCTAGCGGTGCTAACAAGCCAGGCCCAGCAGGTGTTAATGCTAAAAACCTAAATCAAAGTCATCACGAAGGTCAAAGCAACACTGGTACAAGTCCAGGTAAGCCTTCAAAGGGTATCAATCCTGAAAAAGGTGAAAAGTTTGCATCAGGTATCGGTAACGTAGATGGCAAGCAAAGCGGTGTTAAGACACTTAGCAAGCAGCCAGGACACGGTGCTGAGAAGAAGGGCGCAGGTCCAGGACCAGTAGGATCAGGTTCAGGTGACAAAGCCGGACAGACCAGCATGGGTAACCAGCAATCACTGCTAAAAAGTTACAAGTAATTTGAGTTAGTGGATGAAATTAACTTATCTAAAAGAAACTCTATCATTTGATCAGGCTCAAGCAGTGCTTGAGTCTGATGATAAAGATGGAAAAAATCTTTATCTAAAAGGTATAGCTATACAGGGCGGCATTCGCAATGCTAACCAACGTGTCTATCCTGTAGATGAGATTGAAAGAGCGGTAAAAACCCTTAATGATCAAATTCAAAATGGTTATTCAGTTTTAGGTGAAGTTGATCATCCGGATGATTTAAAAGTAAATTTGGACCGAGTCTCACATATGATTATGAATATGTGGATGGAAGGTCCTAATGGATATGGTAAGTTTAAAATCTTACCAACCCCAATGGGCAACTTGATTCGCACAATGCTTGAAAGCGGTGTAAAACTAGGCGTAAGTTCATGAGGCAGCGGTAACGTTGACGACATGAGCGGCAAAGTATCCGAGTTTGAGATTATTACGGTGGACATAGTTGCACAACCAAGCGCACCTGGTGCTTATCCTACTCCTGTTTATGAGCATTTAATGAACACAAGAGGAGGTAGTAAAGCATTTAAGGTTGCACAAGAAGTGAAAGAAGATCCAAAGGCCCAGAAATATTTGAAGGAATCACTCCTTCAGATCATCAAAGGTCTAAAATAAGCCCGAGGAGAAAAACTAATGTTGGACGCATTCAAAAAGTTAGTCGAAAGTGGAGTTATTTCAGAAGATGTTGGTTCTGAACTAGAGTCCGCTTTGGCTACTAAAATTCAAGAGAATCGCGACCAAGTAACCGCTGAACTTCGTGAAGAATTTGCACAGAAGTATAACCATGATAAATCACTTATGGTTGAAGCAATTGACAAGATGTTGAGCGATAGACTGGCCGCAGAGATGGCCGAATTGTACGAAGACAAAAAAGCTCTAGCAGAGGCAAAAGCACAATACACACAACGTATCAGTGAAGATGCTACCAAGTTAGAAAAGTTTGTAATCGGTCAGCTAGGTAAAGAGTTAGTAGAGTTTCAAAGTGATCGTCGCAAAGTATCAGAGAATTTTGGCAAGTTAGAACAATTCGTTGTTCGTGCTTTAGCTAAAGAAATTCAAGAGTTTGCAACAGACAAAAAAGATCTAGCAGAAACAAAAGTTAAATTAGTTCGTGAAGCTAAATCTAAGTTTGAAGAAATTAAGAGTGCATTTATTAAGCGTAGTGCTAGAGCCGTTGAAGAAGCAGTATCAAAGAAACTTACAACTGAAATTCGTCAGTTGAAAGAAGACATCGATGGTGCTCGTAACAATGACTTCGGACGTCGTTTATATGAAGCCTTTGCACAGGAATATGCTAGTTCTTTCTTAAATGAAAAATCTGAAACAGCAAAATTGTTAAAGATTATTCAAAAGAAAGACTTTGAATTAGCAGAAGCCAAAAATGCTATTGCAGAGAAGGAAACAATCGTTGAATCTACACAGCGTGAAATTCGAGTTACAAAAGATTTAATGGAACGTAAACAAGTAATGGCAGAACTTTTATCTCCACTTGGTGGAGACAAGAGAGTAGTAATGCAGGAACTACTTGAGAGTATTCAAACTCCTAAGTTACGCACTGCATTTGACAAATACCTACCCGCAGTA